GCCTGCTTCTTGGCTGCCCTCGCATCCGTGGCCTGTTTCGCAAGTGCCGCCGGGCTCATGTTCTGCGTTTCGGGTGCATCAGGGTCTAGGCCAGCCTCCCGAATCCAGCCCGGCCGCCGTGACGCAAGTCGTCGCTCATCGATGCCGCGCAGGTATTGAGTCGCTTCCTCGTCGCCGCTCATGGCGGCATATTGATTGGCGGTCAGGTCGTCGGCCTTTTTCCGCATGGTCGGCGTGGCCGGCACATAAAGGTTCCCGCGGTCGTTTGCCGCCTGCCATTGGGCTGCCTCTTCGGGCCCATAGTGCTGGGAAATGTTGGCGGCAATGCGGGCCGCATCCGCCTCCCGCTCCGCCGCCTGGGGGTCAAACGGCTTCGGCTTCAGCACTTGGTCGTACGTGCGGGTCTGCGGGTTCCACACTCGCTGCGTGCGGGAGTTGTCCCCAGGCAGGACATCAAAGCGGGACATGTCCACGGGCGGCTCGGGCTGGGCCACGGGCTCGGGCGGGACCGCTCGTCGGGCGGCCTGTCCGGCGTCAAACTCGTCCTTCAGTTGCTGCCGATAGTCGGCGCCATGCTGGGCGAGCGCCACCCGTCTGGCCTCTTCCAGCGGCATGCCTTCCGCCACCAGCTTCTTGATCAACGCCAGCGTCTTGGCCTCGTCGGGGCGCATGCCCGCCACAGGCTCCACGTTCAAAGGAGCGCTCGGGGCGCCAGCGAGGTTGCTTTCGGGGACGACGCTAACGGCCATCTAATGCCTCACGTAGTGCTGGGAGTCGGTCGGCGGCGATACCCGCCTGTGGGTCCAATGATCTGCGGGCCGCCAGTCGGAACGCCAGGAAGTCGCCCACGCCCAGGGATCGATCCCCGGCGGGGGTTGTCTTCTTGGTCGGCCAAGGCGAACAGCTCGTCAATCCGGCGCTTCACGGCAGAGTATTCCGCCTGAGAGATATTGCCCTGCGAGGAGCGGATGTTGAGTTCCGCCATCATCCGCCGAGCCTGCGAACGGTAGTCCGACCCTTGGTTGGCCTGGATCTGCTGGTTGGCATCACGCTGGATGGAGCTGGTCTGGGCGTTCTGCTGCTCCATCGGCATGATCGCCGGCTGAGTGCCTGCCGTCCGGCCCTCCGCAGCCTTGGCGTACAGTGCGTCGGCCTGCTTGATCAACGCAATAGATTCTGGCGTCTGCCGGCCAGCCTGCCGCTGGATGTCGTTGGCCCTGGCGATCAACTGCCTCGCCTGTGCCGAGTAGTCGGGAGGGCCTTGCATGACGGTCGGTTCCGGAACATCCGGAGTCGCCGCCACCTGCGGGGCAGGGCGAGTCTCATTGACGAGATCGGCCGTGGACGAGCCCGTGGCTGGCGGAGTGGTGCCATGCTTGGGAAGCAGGAACGGGGTCACCAAAGCGCCGCCCAAGGCAGCAGCACCGGCGGCAGTTCGTTTCCAAAAATCCCCAGAGTCTTCGGCGGCATTGGCCGTCCGAGCCATCCCGGGCTGCGGTCCATCGGCCTCGGGCATTTGGCGAGGTGGTCCATCCGGAGGCAGCGGGCGAGCGTCTGGCAGCCCGGTGCGACGAGGTGACCGCAGTGGGATCGGGTCAGACAGCCGCTCAAACGGAACGTCAATGACATCGTCCATGGGCCGCAGCGCACGCTCGCCCAGTACCGACAGGCCACGCTGCCCGGGGTCAGGCAGTCCTCTGAGCGGGGCGGGGACCAGGCCCCGCGGGCTGTTGTCTGGCAGGCCGCGCAGCGGAGCCGGAATCATGCCAGTCGGCCCAGGAGTGGGAACGCCAGGACCTCGTACTCCACCGACAGGGACTCCCGGAAGAAGTTCCCGCACAGCATCACCGTCCGGATCGACAGCCCTCTGCTTCGGGGCGCTCTTGCGGGGACGCCCCCTTCGGGCGCCCTCCGCCTTGTTGACGGCCTTGCTGTACGCCTCCATGATTTCTTCTGGAGACGCGGAGTCGATGCGGGCGGCGAACTCCGGGTCAAGCTCTTGGAGGACGGCGCGGATGTTGCCGTCCGATTGCAGGCCAGTGGCCGTGTTCCCGGCGACTCGCTCCTCAAGGCTCACTGGGCTCCGCGTGGCCGGCTTCTTGGATCCGGCCTGGAGTTGGTCGATGTACCGTTGCAGGTCCGCAACCGACATGTTCTCCACGCCGGGGATGGAACGCAGGAAGGAGTCGATCTGGTCAACGTCCATATCCCGCACGTTGGCGGACGCCCAGTCCATCAACTTGGCGAAGTTTGCCGCCTTGCCTTTAGCCATTCTTCTTCACCTTCTTCTTCGGCAGGTCAGCCAACTCCCCGTCGCCGGGCATGTCGTCCTCTTCCACCTTGGGAGTGTTGGGCTTGCCGTGCATCTCCTCGTCCAGGTCAGCGAGGTCGTTCTTCTCGGCACGCTTCTGGAGCTTGTCCAGAATGGCCTTCTCGTCGCCGTCCTTGGCCACCAAGAGCTGCTTCACCATCCGCTCCAGCGCAGAGCGGTTGAGGTCGCGGAGATCGAAGTCCATCTTCATCACATGAGCCCTGAAAGTAGGTTCCGCACAGTGCCGCCAAGGAAGCCCGTAGCGTTGGATTGTCGTTGCAGTGCCGCCAGCGCCTGCTGCTGCCGCATCTGCTCCTGAAGTTGCGCCATCTGCAGGGCCGTCTGGTCCTGCGATGCGGCGTATTGCAGCCCCATGTTGGCGTTGGCAGAGGCGTCCTGCATGGGGATCTGCTCGGCCGCACCAGCCGCTCGGGAGTAGGCGTTGGCTGCGGAGGACGCGGCGTACTGCTGCTGCCCCTTGCCCCTGGACATGCCAGCCTTGTCATAGGCTTTCATGTTCATCCGCGGGTCGGCCACGGCCTGTGCCTGAGCGCGCCCGTAGTTATAGGCGGCGTCGGTCTGCTGCGGTGCAAACCCAGGCGGCTTGGGAGGCTGGGTGTACGATTGGATCTGGTCACGCGCAAAGGCTGGCATCAGAGCAATCCCCCAAGAAGGCCGGTGGAGCCGGACATGATGTCATTGAGGAACCCATACCGGATTCGGTCTGCCTCGGACTGTCGCTGGTATGCGTTGGCCTGCCGCTGGGCCATGGCGTTGAGTCCGGCCAGCACCGACTGATCCTGCGCCTTCTGGGCGGTCATGTAGTACTGGTTCTGGTTCTCAGTGGCCGCACGGCCGAGATCGACCGCGGCCTTCTGGCCTTGGGCGCGGTACACATCTTGGAAGTGCTGGTTCGCCGCAGGAGCGCGGAACTGGACGCCCGGCTTCTGACGCAGGCGGGCCTGCCCCTGCGTAGGGTCGAACACCTGCTTGGAGCTGTCGATAGATGTGCGGTAGTCAAACATTACGCATACCCAATGAGTGCTGCCGGAACCCGGCGGGCGCCGCTTGCGATGGCCCGTGCGCGGGCCGCGTTGTAGGCGTCACGCCTGACATCGCCAGCCTCAATGTCGTCGCGAGCCTTATCGGCCTCTGACATGAACTGCCGCGTGCGGCCCAGCGAGTTGTTCCACAGGTTGTTGATGCCGGCGTAGGTCTGCTGGTAGTTGTTGTTCAGCCCGGCCTGCGTGCCGTCATAGGCCGAGCGAATACCACTGCCGAACATGCCGTAGGAGCGGCCCATCTGGTCGGCCATGGATGCGATCTGGCCAGACCCGGCGGCCAGCATCGGGTTCATGTAGCCGGCTGCCGACCCCATCGCCTTGCCCATCTGAGCCCCGGCATCTCCAAGGAGCCCGCCAAGCCCGGCCATGCCGGAGGACATCGCCTGCGCAATCGCATTGGCCCCGGCGGCGTTGTTGGCCCCCATGGCACCAAAGACCGAACCGGCGTCATAGCCAGACCTCGGCAGGGCCCGGGAGATGTCGCTCACGTTCAGCTGGCCGTAGCCCTTGTTCATGTTCGCGGTTAGCGAGTCCAGAACGCTGCGGTCGGTGGTGGCGGAACGGTTGGCGTCCAGCTGCCGGCCCATGTCCGTGCGGATGAGGTTGGCCTGGGAGTCGCTGCGGTCATTACGGTCCAGCAAGGAATCCATGAAGCTGCGGGTCGTCTGGGCGGAGTTGAACTCCGGCAGCGCCGGCGGCGTGAAACTTGGGATCGCAGGTGCGACAGCGGATGACGAGCCGGCAGACGAGCCGCCACCCCAGCTCGGTGCAGCGCCGCCTGAGCCAGAAGCGATCAGGCCGCTAGGGCCAGAGGCCGTGAAGCCGATGTCCTCGCCGCCACCCTGCGACGGCAGGCCCGTCCGCAGGGCATCCAGAATCTGCGGCAGGGCGCCAGAGAGGACGTTGAGCTTGGCGTACTGCGGGCCGGCAGCCTGCTGGGCAGCCGCAGCGTTGCCACGCGCCGCCGCATCCGCCGCAGCAGCAGCAGCAAGGGCGTTGCCAAGCTGGCCCTGCATGTTGTAGTTGGCCGTCGCCATCTGCCCGTAGGCGTTTGCGGCGGCAGTGGACTGGTTGGCCAGCGACCCAGCCTGGGCGGCCCCAAGGCCAGCCAGCGCCGACTGATTAGCCGCCCCCAGAGAGGCACGGGCCCCATACAGATTCCCCACGGCATTCCCGGCCGCCGCATCCCGAGCCGACAGGCCCTGCATGGCACTGCCGAAAGCATTGGCCATGGCGGGGTTGGACGAGCCGTACATGTTCCCAAGAGCAGAAGCCACGGAAGAGCCGAGCTGGCCAGTGGCATTGGCAACAGAACTGCCAACCGATCCCAGCCCCTGCATGGCGGCCGTTCCCATGCCGCCCATGGCATTCACGCCTTGGCCGTACAGCCCGGCCGCAGCCTGACCAAGATTGGCTTGGTTGGTAAACAGCGACTGCGTGGCCTGGGAGTAGGGATTGGTGTAGGCGTTGAGGGCCCCGACCTGGGCGCCGGCGTTGGCCCCGTACAGCCCGCCCAGGGCGTTCGCAAAATTGGCCGGCTGCTGGTAGAGCGTGGCATCCCGCTGTGCGTCGGCCTGCTCGCGGGCCGCCATCCAGTTGCCCTGGGCCCCATACAGGGCGGCGTTTTCAGCTCCTTGGGCCTGCCGGTGCGATTGGTAGGACTTGGCCGCCAGCGCTTGGGACACGGGGTCGCCCGAATAGCGAAACGTCGGGGCTGAGTTGAACAATGCCATGCGGGCCTCCTACTTAGTCAATGTCCCGCCACGCAGGTTTCAGGTCAGAGGCAGGGGCTGGACGCCAGAAACATAGGTAATTTGCGACGTTTCTAGGCCAACGGGCTCGCGGATCTCGCAGGTGTCGGTGTCGAAGCGAGCGCCGCTGACGACCACCTCAAAGATTTCGTCTTCTGGCTGCGGGACGGTCGGCCGCAGGACCTTGACCTTCATCTGCTTGGCGATCAGCTTGCTGTCCTCAAACCGCAGGCCAGTGATCACAATCTGGTCTTGGAACGCCAACTGGAGCGGCGGGCCGCCGCCGATGGGCCGGTTGATGGTGATGCTGTTGTCGATGTTCACCGGCCCGAAGAACGTCGTATCGGCGTAGTAGAAGGCGTCCGAGAACTGGTACAGCGGGCCGCCGTTGAAAATGTTGCCCTGGTTGGTGACGGTGCTGTTGTTGGTGACCGGCCCGCCGTGGAAGACGTTGTTGTTGACGGTGGAATCGCCTTCGACAAACGTGTCGCCTTCGACGTAGGTGTCTCCATCAACATAGGTGTCGCCGGAGTTGTAGATGTTCTGCGTGTAGGCGTCCCCGGCGTCGATCTGGCCGGCGTTGATGTTGCCCGTCTGCAGCCCGCCCAAGAACTGAGTGGGCGTGCCCGGCGTCCACTGGGAGATCAGCGGATTCCACCCGGCCGATTGTCCTGGGGTCGGGGCGTATGGGTTGTACGCCCCGCTGTAGTCTGGGATGTCCACAAACGGCAGGTTGTCCCACACCAGCGGCTGCCATGCGGGCATCTGGATCGACACGTTGCCGGGCGTGATTGGCTGGAACCAGTTGTCTTGGGGTCGATAGGGTTCGATCTGTCCCGGGGGCGGGGAGATCGCCGGGTACAGGCCAGACCACGGGTCTTGGTAGGTGAACTGCGTCGGGCCGCGATGCTCAAGCGTCTGGGCGCAGTTGCAGAGAGCCTGCGCCAAGTCTTGGGCAGACCCTTGGTTTGGGAATGCCCCTCGCAGCGCCGTCTGGATCTGGTTGGCCTGACGGGTGTACATCTACTGCCCAACCCCCGAGACAGCCACGCCGTGCAGCGTCAGGGCATCGCCGGCCGTGCGAGTTGCCGACAGGTTCAGGGCGAGGTGCCTGTCAGCCCCGGCCGACTGGTCGTCCACCCGCCACGAGTAGGAGCAGATGGCATGCCCAGTCGCATCGCCCAAAGCCGACCGCGCCAGTTTCAGGTTGAGCTTGGCCGCCTCGCCGCCCTCGGTGGTGAACCCAGTCCCCCTGTCGGTACGAACGGCCGCCTGCCGTGGGGAGGCGGAGTTGTTGTAGTGCAGGGCAAGCGACAGCGTGCAGTCGTTGGTGGTTGGCTTGTACAGCAGGCGGATCCCGCGGTCGTTCTCCTTGGGGTCGAACGGCAGATTCCCCGTTCGGTAGGTGCAGGCGATCCCCGTGGCAGCGCCGGAGCTGTTGATGTCCTGCGTCCCGGCATCCAAGAGGTAGATCGACCCCGTCTGCCCGCCAACCACCACCTTCTGCCGGCTGGAACTGATCACGCACTCCGCCGCCGCAAAGGTCTGGGCGTAGTTCTCCACCCACCACGCCTTGGTCATGGGGTGGAAGCACAACGCCCGGTCTGGCATCCCGGCCGACGCAGAGTAGAAGAACCGCACTATTCGGGTCTGTGGATCGACGCGGACGAAGAACCACTTAGACGACGGGAAGTGAATCTGGTTGTCGGTCCAGAATGTGTCCACCGCATCGGACAACGGCACGGCACTCTGCCCATCGAACACGTACATGCCGATGGAATCGACCACATAGGCCACGCCATCATGGATGTCCCAGCATCGCTGGTTGAGGCAGCCGCGGTGTGCCAGAAGGACAATGGAGGCGTCGATCACTGGCTGGGCGGCGTAGGACAGCCGGTAGGCATGCCGCTGCTGGAAGACCACCATGGCAGCCCCAAAGGGCATCATGGCGGATATCTTGTCGGTGCCCTTGACGTTCTCTTGGATGACGAGTTCGTTCGTCTCCGGGACAGACTCCGGCTCGTCCACCTCCGAGAAGTACAGGCTGTTGGGCTCTGTGCCGGAGGTGTCAACGCCGTACCACGCCCGGTCCTGGAACATGACGACGGCCGACTTGGTCGTTGGGGGCGGTGTGAACCGCCGTGCATTTGGCTGGCCGTTGGGCAGGACAATCGGCAGGGCGCCGAATCGCTTGGTGGTAATGATCACACCAGCGAAATTGTCCTCCATCAGGATGGCCTCACCTCCTGCTGTCGCCGCCACTTCAAACGTATCGGCGGTGGGGTTGCGCACGTAGTACGTCTTCTGCGGAACCAAATCGCCGGACGGGGTGGAGACTACCAAGAACTTAAATGCATCGCCGTTCAGCATCCCGTGCGCGGGGGCCGTGATCACGTTCGGCACCCACTCACCAGAAGCGGGCGATGGGCGCTCAGGATCGATCAGCTCTGCGTCCGAGAGCGTGTCTGTGAAGGCGGTCGGAAATGCCCCGCCCGCACCCCGCGGCAGGGAGGCCACGCGGTACAGCACAAGCGCCTGATCGGAGGTGGTTCGCCACAGTTCGATGCGGCTTGCCCGAGCCTCTGCGCCGCTGTTGGACCAGCTCCACCCAAGCGAGCCGGCTGGGCCGGTCAGCTCCACCTCGGTGAGGTCTGTGATCGAACTGGCTATCGGGCCGTTGGATGCTTCCGGCGTGTCATCGACATACCGCAGGGCGCACCAATACTTCCCAGCAATGGCGGGTTGAGCGACGGCAGACAGGGCGGAAACCCGTGGCAGCAAGCCCGATGGCGTGACGATGCTTGCCGTGGGAATAGCCCGATAGGCGCCGCCATGCCGGACAGCGACGGCGGTGATTTGGCCAGACGACAACCCCGTGCCGACCGTGCATTCGGCGTATGCGCCGCCCCCGCCGGAGGACTGGAACGTGATCCGCGGAATGCCGGAATACCCCGAGCCGGCGGTGGTCACGGAGACGCCGGTCACCCGATACTGCACCACGGCCGTGCCGGTGGCTGTGGTTCCTGGGCTAAGAGAAAACGAGATGGAAGGCGTGGAGGTGTAGCCACTCCCTGGATTGACGATGGTCACGGCGTTCACGGAGCCGTTCTCGTCAATGCTGGCCCGCAGGATAGCGCCGCTCCCGCCGCCGCCGGAAACCGTGACGGCTGGGGGGGACGTATAGCCTGACCCCACATTCGTCGGCTGGACATCCAGGATGATGCCCGACACCGTCACCGAGAACGTCGCCCCGCTGCCGGCCGGCGAGTTTCCATCAGGCGCACCGACCGACACAGACGGCGCGGAGGTGTAGCCCTTGCCGTAGCTCTGCATGACGATCTGATGAATTCGGCCGTTCAGAACCTCGGCCCTGGCCGCGGCGCCCGAACCATCCCCGCCCGAAAAGGTGACGGCCGGGACCTTCTGGTAGCAGAACCCGCCGTCCACAACGTCCACGCTGCGGACGAAATACTTCGGGGAACTGTAGGACGGCGCGACCGTGGGGTTAGATGCGGGGGCAGACAGGCCCAGCTGTTCGACATTCGCCGTGACGCCATCCCATCGCAGCCCACGCTCCACACCGTTGACGCCGTAGATGTCCCCGTACCGACCTCTGGCAAAGGTCATCGGGACGGCAGTGGAGAATGCGGACGACGAAATCTGCGTCAACTGATGCCCTTGGCTACGAAGATGTGCCCAGAGGCGTTCTGGTAGATCACCGACTCCACGCCCGCCAGAGGCGCGCGGAACATCTCAATGATCGGGACGGTCGTCCCGGCATGGGTGGCAATCGTCACGCTCGCCTGCCCATTGCGGGCTGACAGCTCCCCGGGCCGGCGGCACTGAAAGTTGGACTGGGTGACCGCTGCCCCGATGGGAACGGCGTACGGGCTGGCGTTGGTCACCAGCCCCTTCCAAGTGTCGATGACGATCATCCTTGGTCTGGCTTCAGGGGCGTTCGCCAGCCTCCATCATGGTAGATTTCCTTGCTGCGGCCAGAGAGCGGGGCCAGCTGGTCCTGCTCAAACGCCAGACGCAGGTCACGCTGGTACAGCTGGAACGCCCGGTCCTCGCCCTTGCCCCGGATCCTGGCCAGCCAGTAGTCGCAGCAGGAGTCCACGGCCTGCTGCATGTGCGGCGCGACATCAATGGGGTCGGTGATCAGGTACTTTGTCAGGGAGTTGATGGTCCCCGTATCGGCCGTCGTCAGGCTAGTGCCAGACGCCACGGCCGTGATTTCAGTTTCCGACACCCACGGAGCCAAGGATTCAATCGGACCAGGGTGGCCGTTAGTGTCACCGACTCGCAGGATGGACCCCACCATTGATTGCGAGAACGCAGTGACGGCGCCCGTGACGGCCGTTCCCGAGCGTGCAATGGTTCCCTGCCGCAGCCCGGCTTCATGGCCCGAATAGCGGATTGGACGAGCCGACCGGCGGTAGGTGAAGTCCACTGTCTCCACTTCGGTCGGGTAGCCAATCAACTGGATCGCCCAGCCGGAAGAATGCGGGTCCTTCACCACCGTCCAGTGGTATGGGCTGCCGGACGAGTTCGACACCCGCTCAATCTTCATCGCCTCGTCCGGCGTGACGTAGACGCCCGACCACCAATTGAACTCGTCGCTCGGCTCGTCCATGTTGCGAAAGTCGGACGGCAGCGGATACAGCGTGCGGAACAACGTGCACGGAGTCCCGGCAGCCACGTTTAGACCCGAGAACTGCGAGCCCAGAGATACTGATGTCGCGGACGAATAAGCCCCGAGCGGATAGGAGCGGTCGCCACACCGCAGCGTCCAGTGCTTGGCGTTGGCCGCCGTCACGCCGGCCGTGGCAAACGACCCGCCAGTCAGCGTGACGGTGCCGGACGACACCTCCACCGTGCCAGTGGAGTAGGTGGCGTTGGTGACCACCCGGCCGTGGACATGGTAGTAGGACCAGTCCCGAATGGTCGTTACCTCGCCATACGCCTTCTGGACCGCCGTGCGAATGTCACGCTGCTCCGCGTCCTGCGGGCCGCCGTAGGACGAGACGATGAGTGACTCAATTAAGTCAAAATAGGTCAGGTATGACATGCGGCCTCACTCACCAATCGTCGGTTCCGCCGGCAGCATCGCCACCGCCTCGTCCCAAGGGATCACCTCCACCGCGCGGCCAAGCAGTTCCTTGTTAGCGGCTTCCCACATGGCGTGCAGCAACCCGCCTGGCTCAATCTCGGTGAGAACGTCGGCACACAGCATCAGCCGCCCATCGGTCAGCGTGCGTGGCACCGGGACGCATTTTTGCGACCCGTACGCGGCGTGCAGCGTTGCAAGCCGCCCTGCAAGATCTGGCGCAAATACTAATGCCAGTTGCCGAGCGTCGGCGTATGCGATGGGCAGTGGCAGGTCTGCGAGCGTCATCACAATGCGGCTCCGATGGCGTTGTAAAGAGCCGCCACGCGGGCGTCCAGCAAGGCCAGCGTGAGCGACTCCCCAATCGAATAAAACGCAATGCGCTGAGTGCCAAATTCGCCGGGTGTTCCCCCCGCTCCAGCGTTGCTCGCTAAGACCCGAATGCGCCGCTGCGTGATTGCCTGCGATGTCGATGAGGTAGTCGTAGTGGTTCCGCCAGACCGCGACGTTATTTGGGTTGCAGACGCGCGATTCACTCCCCAGAACCCTACAGTGGGGGACGCCGTGATGTTGGCTACGCCCTGAATGCCTCTGGCATATGCAAGTACTTGCGTGGAACTCTGCGCTATGCCGCTTACGCCAGTGCCGTACACATCCCCAATGAGGTAGTCCGACCCTATAACGCTCGCGCCGGGCAGAAACGCAGTGGCGTACACGGACAGATGAAACGAGTTTTGCGGGTCGGCGTTGTTGTCGCGGAGCGTGTCGATGCTTTTGGTAGAGCCGTTGCCGATGAGTCCAGTGGTTCTGTTGTAATCACCGCTGACGAATGGCCCGTTATTCGTTGGCGCTGGCCCGACCAGCGGCGTCAGCGCACCGGCCAGCGTTTTTGCACCCATGAGGATGCAAGACGCCTTGATGGACGACCAGATGCCATCTGCCTTGCAGCCGCCGACAAAGTCGTTGATGGCCCGCTGCACGGCAGTCTCAAGACTAGAGCCGTCAGCGGCAGACACGGCCGTGATGTAGGCTCTCGCGTCGGCGTCAGAGGCGACGTAGCCACCGCTCGCCTTTGGCCGCAGGAGCCGGGGAGATAACGCCATGGGCCTAGCCCTTGGCCATGACGGTCATGGCGCAGGTGGTCGCACCGACCACAACGGGCACCACATGGCTCACGGAAAACAGGGCGTCCGGCACGGGGTGAATGCCGACCGTCAGTGCGGTGGTCACCGCCGAGCCGTCCGCATAGACGCGCTGTGGCGTGACCCTGGGGTCCACGGTTCCGAACCAGTTGATCTGCGTGGCGCCGTTGGTGTTGGCGATCATCACGCACGCCCCGCCAAACCGGCCAAACGGGAACATCCCGGAGG